CCTAGAAAAGCAATTAGTGCTCCTATGTCCGACAAAAGAGCTAAGGAAGCTATAGCCGCTTTAAAGATGCAAAACAAAAAGAAAACCGCTAAGAAGAGAAAGTAACATGGCTGTTAAAAAATCTACAGTCAATAAAGCAGGTAACTATACTAAACCCACTATGCGTAAAAACTTGTTTAATAAAATTAAAGCAGGTACTAAAGGTGGTAAGTCAGGACAATGGTCTGCAAGAAAAGCTCAGATGCTAGCAAAGGAATATAAAGCTAACGGCGGAGGTTATAGAAACTAATGGCTCTTAAAAAGTCACAAAAAAGTTTAAAAAAGTGGACAAAGGAAGAATGGGGTACTAAGTCAGGTAAACCTAGTACCCAAGGTTCCAAAGCTACAGGTGAAAGATATTTACCTAAAAAAGCAAGACAAGCTTTATCCACTAAAGAATATGCCGCTACATCAAGAAAGAAAAAAGCAGACACTGCTAAAGGTAAACAGTTTAGTAAACAACCTAAAAAAATAGCTAAAAAAACAGCAAGACATAGAAAATAGTTCTTGACATTTGCTTTTATATGTGCTATAATATATAGTATACTATGTACTTAGTATATTTTATTTTAAATTAATAAACTGTCCTTTAGGAGAAACAGTAATGGAAGATAAAGAACTCGAAAAATTCTATAGAGCTTTTGAGGAAATGTTTAGAACAGAAGGTTGGAAAAACTTAATGTCTGATCTTTCTCAAAATGCAATGCAGATTAATTCAATAGAAGCTTGTAAAGATGTGAAAGACCTTTCCTTTAGAAAAGGACAACTTTCAATGATAGCTAACCTGTTGAATCTTGAGACGCAAATAGAAACAGCCAAGCAACAGGCTGAGGAAGAGCAAGAAGAACTAGAAAACGAAGATGAAATTATTGAAGAGTAATCTAAGTTGGCTATAATAATTGACTTCCGATGCGACAACGGACATACTACTGAAAAGTTTATAGATTCTAAAACTACTGAAATAGAATGTCCTCACTGTTCGTTAATGGCTAGTCGAATCATATCTCCCGTTCGCAGTCTTTTAGACCCCATTTCAGGTGACTTTGCAGGTGCTACCATGAAGTGGGCGAGAGACCGCGAAAGGAAGATTCAAAAAGAGCGTAAGGCTAACTCCTAACCGAACCCTTACATATAATACACCTCCATAATGAGATTACTCACGGAGTTTAATAATGGCAACACTAATAGATGAGCGTCAACCTTTAGACGATACAACTAAAACTGAAGACGTAACGGACATAACTAAACAAGAGCCTCCAGTAGAGCAACCTCTTGTAGATGAACAGCTTACACAGGAACTTGAAGAACAGGAACTTCCTGATAAATACAAAGGTAAGAGCACAGCGGATATAGTGCGTATGCACCAAGAAGCTGAAAAACTCTTAGGTAAACAAAGTTCTGAAGTAGGTGAATTACGTAAAGTTGTTGATGACTATATACAGACACAACTCTCTAACACAGAAGCACCGCAACAAACTTCTGAAGACGAAGTAGACTTTTTCTCTGATCCTGACAAGGCAGTCGAAAGAGCTATTAGCAATCATCCTAAGATTAAGGAAGCAGAACAAGTATCTGCTCAGTATAAACAAACTGCGGCAATGAATGAACTTCAAACTAGACACCCTGATATGCAGGATATTTTGAAGGACAGTAAATTCGTAGAATGGATCAAAGGATCAAAGATTCGCACACAGCTTTTTGCACAGGCAGATCAGCAGTATGATTACGAGGCCGCAGATGAGCTTTTCACTAACTGGAAAGAACGTCAGCAAGTCGTAGGTCAAACTGCCGCTAATGAGAAACAACAACGCAAAGACACTATTAAGGCCGCATCCACAGGCAATGTTAGAGGAAGCGGAGAGCAGTCGGCAAAGAAAGTTTACAGGCGTTCAGACATTATTAAACTTATGAAGGACGATCCTGAACGATACATGTCATTATCCGATGAGATTATGCTAGCTTATCAAGAAGGGAGAGTCCGACACTAATTAATTTTATTTAAGGACTTGTATTATGGCTACATCAACTTATCCCGCCATGGGCGGAGCAGTAGACAACACTAGCGCGGCTACTTTTATTCCAGAGATTTGGAGTGACGAAGTAATTGCGGCTTATCAATCTAACCTAGTATTGGCTAACCTAGTCAAGAAAATGAGCATGACAGGCAAGAAAGGTGACACTATTCATGTCCCTAAGCCTACTCGTGGTTCTGCGTCTGCTAAAGCAGAAAATACTGCTGTAACTATTCAGAATGCTACTGAGAGCGAAATTCAGATTTCAATCAACAAGCACTTTGAATACTCTCGTCTAATTGAGGACATCACTGAAGCACAGGCTCTAGCTTCTCTACGTCAGTTCTACACTGGTGACGCAGGATACGCTCTAGCCAAGCAGGTTGACAATGACTTATTTAACCTAGGTAAGTCTTTAGGAAACGGTGATGGATCAGATTGGACTCACAGTACTGTTTATAACTTTGCAGGTAGTGCTGGTATCGAAGCTTACGCTGTAGATTCAGTAGCTTCTACTGATGTATTTAACGATGCAGGATTCCGTGCCGCTATTCAGGTATTGGACGATGCTGATGTTCCTATGGACAACCGATGCTTTGTTGTTCCTCCTTCCTTACGTAACGCTATTATGGGCGTTGATCGCTACATGTCTTCCGACTTTGTAGATGGACGAGGTGTACGTAACGGTCAGATTGGAAACCTATATGGTGTTGACGTATTTGTTTCTAGCAACTGCCCAATCATCGAAACCGCTTCTGCTAACTCAGCAGGTGGAGATGTTAAAGCCGCTATGCTACTTCACAAGGACGCTATGGTTCTTGCAGAACAGCAGGGTGTACGTTCTCAGACTCAGTACAAGCAAGAGTTCCTTGGTACTCTGTACACTGCTGACACTTTATACGGTACGCAGGTAATGCGTCCTGAAGCAGGTGTTGTATTGGCTGTAAACGGCTAAGTAAGAAAACTAGGGACTCCTCTTTTATAGGGGAGTCTCTTTTTATTTTATTCAACAGAGGCGCTTATGGCTATATTTAGAGGCACAGGTGGTTCGGGTACTTCCACTAGTCTAGGCCAATTAGACGAAATAACCCAACAAGCCCTCATTGCTACTACAAAAGCAAACGAAGCCTCCCAAAGTGCAACTTCAGCACTAACCGCTTTTGATAATTTTGATGACACATACCTAGGTTCTAAAACTAGTGCTCCCACAGCGGATAATGATGGCGATAGTTTAGCGTTAGGTAGTCTTTACTTTGACACTACTTTGGATGTGCTACGTGTATATACAGGAACAGGATGGTCAAGCGTAACATCAAGTGGTCAATTTTTACCTCTTACTGGCGGAACTTTAACTGGCGATCTAAGCTTAAGCAATAATTCGTTTAATAATTTTCAGATTGACGCAGGGAATTTTTAACAAATACTAGGGATTTAAGACAATGGCACAAACAATTCAAATTAAAAGAAGTACAGGCTCTAGCGCACCTTCATCACTTGCAAATGGTGAGTTAGCTTATCTTCATCATGGCAGTAATAAAAAACTTTACATAGGGGATCCTGGGGGCGCTAGCGGAGATATTAGCGTTATTGGTGGTAAAGACTTTACTGACAAGCTAGACCTCATTGGAGCGGCAAACGGAACCAATGCCGCAGACGCAAGCGTTGTAGCCTCTGCAAATAACTTAGGTGTTATCAGAATAGGCGCTGGACTTTCTATAGCCACTAATGGAGAAGTATCTGCCGATGAAGTAACAGCTACTTCTGTTACAAACGCTGGTGCTTTGATGGACTCCGAAGTTACTAATCTTGCTCAAGTAAAAGCATTTGATTCTTCTGATTACGCAACATCTGCACAAGGTACTCTTGCTACAGACGCACTTCCCAAGGCCGGTGGAACTCTTACAGGCGCTCTTAATGGAACATCAGCAACATTTTCAGGAGAATTAACAGCCGATAGTTTAAATCTGTTAAGTGGTGGCACAGACGGCTCTATCTTAAATGTTGACACAATAGGTTGTGACCAAATCATTGGAGATGCTGATAACAATACTAGCATTAAGTTTGCAGGCTCAGAAACCATTGAATTTAGAAGCAATGGTGATTTAGAAGTAACAATTGATGAAAGCTGTTTGAAGTTACGAACAGGTACTAGTATCAATGAGTTTAGTACTGACGTTAATCTTGCAGGAGACAGTGACGATGCAGTACCTACTGAAAAAGCAGTAAAAGCTTATGTAGATGCCTCAGTTCCTACGTCTGTCGCTACAGCAACTACAGCAACTAACGTAACCCTTTCAGCAGACAACAGCACTAACGCTTCCCATTTCATTCCTTTTGCTAACTCAGCCACAGGTAACCAAGGTCTACAGACTGACAACGCATTGTCTTATAACCCAAGCACTAACGGTTTATCTGTCGGTACTACCGGTAACATAGCCACTGGAACGCTTAGTGTTTATAGTACAATTAGTGGTCCAAGTACCTTATATATTGACCCTTCACCAGACGATACAGGTGAAGTTGGTGGCTCAACAACAGACACAGGTACAGTAGTTATCCTTGGTGACTTACGTGTCACTGGTGAAACTACCACTGTCAACTCAACGACTGTTAGTGTTGGTGACAACGAGATTGTTCTCAATGGTGACCACACAGGTACTCCAACGCTAGACGCAGGACTTAGAGTAGAACGTGGTTCACTAAATGATGCGTTCTTTAATTGGGATGAATCTGAAGACTCATGGGTCGTTGGTGAAGGTCAGTCTTCCTCACCGTATTTCTACACGCTACTTCACTCGAACAACTTTGAGACTGTTATTACAACAATTGACGGCGGTACTTTCTCATAAATAAATCTCTAGCGTACATACGCACATAAGGGAGCCACATGGCACAGACGATTAAGTTAAAAAGATCAGCTACCACAGGCAATGTACCTACAACTTCTCAATTAGCTTTGGGCGAGTTAGGTATAAACACGACTGATGGAAAGCTATTCCTAAAGAAAAGCGTTAGTGGCACTGAGTCCATCGTAGAAGTGGGTAGCACAGGCTCATTCCTACCCCTATCTGGCGGCACACTCACAGGCAACCTATCACTTGGCGATAACGTCAAGCTACAGCTAGGCAATCAGACCAACGGTGACTTACAAATTTATCATGATGGTTCGAATAGCTGGGTAAGCGATCAAGGGACTGGACAGTTAATTTTAGAATCAGGCGGTGCTGGCGTTTACATTCAAAAAGGCGCTACGGAAACTATGGCAAACTTTGTTGCTGATGGAGCAGTAACCCTTTATTACGACAACGCTCCCAAAATAGCCACCACCTCCACAGGAATTGACGTAACTGGCTCAGTGACAAGCACAAGTAATTACAGGGTTAATGAAGGCAACTCCCTTGCAGGTGGATTATTTAAGGAAAAAAATGTTACTGGGTCAGGTAGCTCACTTGACCTTGCAATATTTGCAGAAGGCGTAAATGGAGGTGGAGATATTCACTTTATGACAGGTGGCTCTGCAACCAGTAAAGTTACTATAGCCTCTAATGGCAACGTCAACATCCCCAATGGCTCCCTAATGGTGGGAGCTACCACTGCGCCAAGCTATAAGACTCATATTAAAAACACTGCATCTTGGAGTCTTGCTTATAACAATTATTCAAATGATTTGTTTCTTGAAAATACTTCTAGTGGTGCAGGAGTTGGAAACTTTGGTGGCTCTATTGGTTTTAGCGGAGCAGGGACAGAAACCACAAACAAACGAGTAGTTATTGCATCTGTACAAACAGGAAGTGACCAAGATCAGTGTGGACTAGCTTTCTTTACGCATCCGTCACAGTACGGCAGTGAAAACATAGAAGAAGCGTTAAGAATCTCGCATGACAAAAGCGCCAGTTTCTCAGGTAGCGTGAGTGCGGGACATAGTTCTTCTCTAATGGGCTATTTTTACGAATCTACCGCAGATCAAAATGGCAATGGTAAGCCATCCTCAGTAATAAGTTTAGGGGCGAACATTAATAGTGTTGGCGAGGGTTCTTCTTTAGATTTTGCCGCTGTCTGGTTTGACGCTGATGTCTATCAACAGGATGCTTGGAACGAGGGATGGACGGTT